ACTTGACTGATCGTGGCAGCTACCATAAATGCAACCATAAAAAGTGAAACTGCTAATAGTTACGTTACATTAGCAGAAGCAAATAGTTACTTTGAAACTGTGCCTGATTCAAGCACCTGGACAAATAAAACAGACGATCAAAAGAACAGAGCATTAATATCAGCTACTAGAGAAATAGATAATTTAGTTTTTTATGGAGATAGATGTGACGAAGATCAAGCACTTAAATTTCCTAGAACAAATTATCAGGTAGATAGAGTTGAGTTAAGTTGTTCAACTATTCCGTTAAATATTAAATACGCACAGTATGAATTAGCTAGAGCATTGGCAAATGATACTGATGCAATTACTGGTAATACAGGTACAGCAGGTGTTCCTTCTGAAGTAAAAATTGGTGATTTAGAAGTCAAATATAATAAAAGTTCTCAAAGCACAGGAACTGTAAATAATATTTTTGACGTATATCCTTGGTTGCAAAGTTTTCTTGGAGCATATTGTTCTGGTGGTAGTGGTAGCTATCAGGTAAGAGTGATGAGGGGATAATATGGCAGCAATAGATGATATTTTTAAAAGTATTCCAACACAAGTTTTATCTCAATTTGGTCAGAATATAACTTATATCAAAACAACAACACCTCGTACATATAATCCTACAACTGGTGCTGTAACAGGATCTGATACAAACGTAACTGTAAAAGGAATTATTTCAGTTGTTAATTCAAGTCAAGAAGAAGGAGTGTACCAAGGAACAAGTGTGAAAGTACTAATTGGTGCAGAAGAATTAGGTGACTATTATCCAACACAGGCAGATCGTATTCAATACACTAGAGCAGGTTCTACTGTAGAAGGTAAAATAACATCAGTTACAACATATAGAGGTGACGAGCCTGTATATCATTCTTTAATAGTGAGGATACAGTAATGGCAAAACAAGTTAAATTATCTGATGGAACTTTATTTACAGTAAGGTCTGGACCAACTTTTAGTGCTGCTGGCAGAAGATATTTTGGTAGTAATAGACGAGAAGCTCGTAGACTTACTGATGACATGATTGATGATATAAATAATGGAATGAGAAATGCAGCTTTAGATATTATTAATGAATTAGCAGAATTAGGTCCAAATTGGGATGGTAATTTTATAGATGAATGGATCGCTATTCCTTTAGGAAAAGGAGCATCTGGTGAAAGTGGTGGTGTATATCCATATAAAATTGATGATATTCCAACGCTTGCAATAGATAAAAAAGAAGCTGGAAGAGTTAAAGTATTTGAAATTGTAAACAAATCTGATTATGCACCTTATGCACTAGATTTAGTTCAAGGTAGATTTAGTCCTCATTTTGCTGTAAAAGCAACACCAAATAAAGCTCCTGTAGAAACAGGTAAAAGAGATAATACAAGAGAAACATTTAGAGGAGAATTAACAAGTGAACCTGGTCAAGGTCAAAGTACAGCAGAATTAGATTGGTATAATACATATACTGGAGGAGGAGGAATCGGAAAAAATATGCAAACAGGTTTTAACAGAGGCATAAATTTTGGAAATTAAATATCTATGAATTATCAATCAATCAGAGCAGCAATAGAAAATCCTCTTCTCACTGCTTTTACAAACTTATCTCCTTCAGTTCCAGTATTTTTTGATAACATCACTGCTAATCCTTTAGGAAGTGTTACGGAATATGTACGGGTGAATGTAACTTTCGGTGTTACAAATGAAGTAACTTTAAATTCTAGTGTTGATAACGCAAGAGGTGCAATTATTATTCGTACTTATTGTGAAAAAGGTAAAGGACCTGCAAGAAATCAGACGTTAGTTACCACTGCTGTTAATGTAATAGAAACACTAAATGCTACTGCAAAGACAAATTCTGGAGTATTTTTTAGAACGGGTGATATTACTGGACCGACATTTTCTACTACAGAAAATCCTCCTTTATTTGAAGGTAGAATAGATACTTCTTATTTTGCTACTGTCTTATGATTAACAAAATGCAAAAAACACGCTAATGTATAGGATATACAATTCTTTTTAAGAATCATGGCTGTCACCGCTTTATCTGGAACATCTGGAGCTTTATATTACAAACCTGCTGGTACTAAAGGTACTTTTGGAACCGCAAATGTTGTAATAGCAACTGAAACTATTACTGTTGAGACTTATTTAAATTTTAAAGTAGGAGATCCTGTTAAATTCAGTGTTATCAACTCTCAAACTGGTGGATCTGGAACGGGTACATTACCAGCAGGGTTAAATACTTCTGATACCTTTTATGTGATTGCATATACAGCCACAACAGGAGCATTACAGGTGTCAGCAACTTCTGGTGGTTCAGCATTAAATATCACTGATGTTGGAACAGCAGCATCTCCAAATGAGTTTCAGGTAGCCTATGCAGATTTCAGTAGCGTTACACAGGTCAGAGAATGGACATTTGAAATATCTAGAGAAGAAATAGATGTAACAACTATCGGTGGTACTCCAACACAATTCACTCCATTTAGAAAATATATTGCAGGTTTTGGTGATGGCACAGGTTCTGCTACTGCTTACTTTACAAATGAAGATACAGCAATGGTAAACCGTATGGTTCAAGATGTACTACAGAGACAGCAAGTAGGTGCAGCTATGAAACTATATATGGATCAGGTATTTACTGGTGGATCAGTCAGCGACACACTAAGTAGATTTATTGAGTTTGAAGCTACATTAACTTCTGCTTCATTAAATGTTAACCCTGATGATGCACAGACAGTAAGCGTAGAATTTAGACCTGCTGTACAGCCTACATTTGATTTTGCTACAGCATAAAAGGTTGAGTTTATTGTAGATATGAATTAGACTGATATAGTAATAATATTATTTTTATGGCATCAACCAAAACTATGCGAGCGATAGATCGCTTGCGTAAGGCTGCAAACTTAGAAGCTACAAGAAAAGAAGTTACATTATCTGATGGAACTGTTTTTGAAATGTGGGTAACACCTCTTACATTAGCTGAAAAAGAAAGAGCACAGAAAATGGCAAGGTCTGATGATGCCAACGAATTTGCTTTACGCTTATTGTTAACAAAAGCACAGGATGAAAATGGAGAAAAATTATTTCAAGCAGGTGAAATAGATGTATTGAAGAATGAAGTAAGAGATTCTGATTTACAAAAGTTAATGTTAACGATATTAAAAGAAGAGGAAGAACCTTTAGACCCAAAAGACTAAGTGCTGAACTGCGTAAAGATGGATTAATGATGTTGCAGTTTGGTATTGCAAAAGAGTTAGGTATGAGTCTTACACAAGTAAGGCAGATGACATTAGAAGAGGTTTTAGGTTGGAGTGCTTATTTTCAAGTATTAAATGAAGATCAAGAAAAAGAAATGGAAAAAGCTCGTAGACGTAGGTAAATTTCATATTTTAGTTTAATATATAAACAACAGTAGTCAGAAAAGTAGTGGCCTCTAATTATCAACAAACGATAGTTCTTAATGTTGATAAAAGGCAGTTAAAAGCAGCTTTTAAAGAATTAGGTCTTGTTCAAAAAAGAATACAAAAAATAAACCAAACAGGTTTACAACTAAATCGTGTCAGATCAAGAACAAGAAATATTAGAGGTACAGGATTAAATTTAAGTACAAATGAAAATAGACAAGCTCCTGGTAGAAATCCTAGTGCAAGAGTAAGACAACAAACTGCTGCTTTAAATAAAGCTAATGCAGAACTTAATAAATATGTTCGTACATTAGGCACTGCTGATGGAGCACAAAGAGGATTTACTGGTTCTGCTAATAAAATGAGTACACAAGTCTCTGCATTAAGAGACAGGTTAAGAGGTTTAGCTCGTAGTAATTCAGAATATAGGTCTACACTTCAGGCTGTGCAAAGAGGAGAACAAGCTTTATTTCAAGATAGAAATAAAAGATTAAGAGATCAAGCTAATAGTCTTGGTAGAAGTGGACAGAAAGGAGGTACAGGAGATTTAGTAGCAAGTTTATTAAATGAAGATGTTGTTCAATCTATAGATGGTTTAAATAATTATGCGTCTAGATTAAATGCACTTAGAGATATAGTTAAAATTAATAGCACAGCATTTGACCAGCTATCTCAAAAAATAGTTCAGGTAAATGAAGCATTAGAAAAAACACAATTTAAAAAAGCAAAAGAAAAAGTATTCCCACAAACAGAATTAGGAAGTCCACAAGAATTTCAACAACGTCAACAATTTGCAGAACAAAGACAAGCTATAGAAGAACAAATTGCAAATACAGCACAACGAATTAATGATTCTAAACTTAAGGCAGTTACAAAAGAAAAGTTATTAAATGATTTAAAACGTAGTGGTTTGAAACTAGAACAAAATCAATTTAAAGTTGCAAAACAAATAAATATTGAAACGCAAAAAAATCTTTTAGCACAAGAAAAAGCACAGGCAAGAAGAGCAAGAATAACAAGCAGTACTTTAATTGGTGGTGGTTTTCCTTTGTTATTTGGTGGTGGTCCTTTACAAGCTATTGGTGGTGCAGTAGGTGGAAATATTGGAGAACGATTTACTCCTGGAGGTGGTTTTGGTGGTTCTATTGCTGTAACTGCTGCAATAAGTTCAATACAACAATTTGGTCAAGCTGCTAGAGAAGTGGGTAATTCTTTAAAAGATGCAAATTTAGGCTTACAAAAACTTGAAGAACTTGGATATAGAGTAGATGCTT